TAAATATTCTTACAGTATTGATGCCATCGCCGGCGGCACTTATTGCATTACCTGCTTTGACAAATTGGCAAGTGTCAATTGTGATTTTTTCGGCGGGCGAAACAGATGATTGAACAGTAATTGAGTTAGGATAAAAACCAGGGGCAATACTGTGTTCAAATTTACAACTGGTAATTTTTACATTGCTGGCACCATCTATAGTCATTAAAGAAAGATTAGCATAGAGATTGGAATTGTAAAAATTAATGCCGCTTATTTCAATATCACGCGGTAACACTGCCGAGCCTGATCCTAAACTGGCACCAGTCTGAAAGGAGCTGTCACATAGATTAGCTACAGTTTTATTACCAACGGTTTGTTTAATAATTGTACTGCCTGGGCCATCTCCCATGATTTTGGCAAAAGGAGGTATTAATATTTCACTAGTTGTAACATAAGTCCCGCCGGGAAAATATATTGTCCTACGTGCTCTTGGTTCCGTTGGGCTTACTGTAGATTTATAAATTTGCTGAATAGCTCGGTTAATTGCAATAGTGTCGTCGGTTGAATTATCTCCAATTGCTCCAAAATCTCTTACATTGACTATGTCATCAAATTTCTGTTGAAATGTTCTTGAAACTGGAAAAAGAGCACTAGGACCAGTTTGAGCGGTGTAACCGGCTGCTGTACCTTGAAACGTATAATTTGTAAATGACGTATTTGAAGTAATATCGGCGATGTCATTTTCAGTCAAAATTCTAGTGACGCCTTCAACTGGAGCACCTTCACTTAAAGTACCGTTACCTATGTATAATTGTCGGGTATCAATACTCCAACCTAATTCTGCCGAGGCAAGTTGTGGAAGATCTTGCTCTAATCCTCTGCGATGTTGAATTCTACTTATTTGGGTGACAGCCATGCTAAATCCTCAATTATTTTGTATTTAGCTTGCTAGGTAGTACAGCTCGACTCTACGCATCCACTGATCGCTCCAATGTTGAAAGTCCTTGGGTTCTAGCACGAATTCTTGGTATTCAGGAGCAGCATTGTCATCTGCGGGTTTTGCACACATGAGAATAACTCCTGTTTTGATGTCAGTACCGTGAGTGTCGTTGTGGGCCGCAGCATACGCTGCAAGCTGTAAAAAATAATCGTCAATCCACTCACGCTTTTTGGGTTTGTTTGTCTGCTTAAAATCCATGATAGCAGGCTGTCCCTTCCAGATCCCTACACAGTCAGTGGTGCCAGCATATAGCCCAGAATAGTATAAAGGAACCTCGCAACCCCAGTATTCATCAACATTACCTAATCCTTTGAGTATAACTTCTGCGGCCATGAACCAAGACGGTTGTGCAAACGGGTTTGAGGGGAAATCACCTATATCGTCTTGTTTCACATAACGCTCAAGGTAGGTATGCATCCTGGTACCACGATTGGCTGCTTCTGTGGTAATCTGTTGCGCTCGTTCATGTCCAACACGATTTTTCCATTCCTGCAGAGCTTGTCGGGCTTCGGCAGGTTTGGTCTTGTCTAGTATCGTAGTCACACTAGGAACTCTGCTACCATCAGGTAGGGCGTAATGGCGCTTGCCCTCTACGCTTTCTCTTGCTAGAGGAGTATAGTCAAATCGTGTTGTAATCATTTAAACTCGAAAACTTTCTCCGCAACCGCAACGGTCACGTTCTTTGCTGTTGATAAAGTCAAAGCCTTCGTTTAGGCCTTGACGTTTGTAATCCATGGTCATGCCATCTATGTATGGCAGATCCTTGGGATTCACAAACACATTGACACCATTGGTTTCGTATCGTACCTGTTCGTCTGAAGGTTGATCTATGTATTCTAATTTGTATGCAAGTCCAGAACAGCCTGTGGTTCTAACACCGATCAAGATGCCAGCACCATGTCCTCTACGATCAAGTTGTTGTCTTACTTTTTTAGCTGCCAGTTCAGTTAGTTGTATCATGTTTTGATCGATAGTCTGCCAGTGCCGCTTTTATCGCATCTTCTGCTAGAATACTACAGTGGATTTTGACCGGAGGTAGCGCGAGTTCTTCCGCAATGTCCGAATTCTTAATTGCGTCCGCCTCATCGATACTTTTTCCTTTAAGCCAAGTAGTGACCAGCGACGACGATGCAATCGCCGAACCGCAGCCGTATGTCTTAAATTTTGCATCGGTAATTACTCCTTCATCCACTTGGATCTGTAGTTGTAGGACATCTCCACAGGCGGGGGCTCCCACTAATCCTGTACCCACTCTAGGATCGCTCTTGTCTAACTTGCCTACATTTCTTGGATTTTCATAATGATCCAAGACTTGACCAGAATAAGCCATTTGTGTTTCTCCTTGGAATAATTATAAACTATTTAAGATCTTTTTGCAAGAGCCGACTTGGCCATTGAATCCACTGTGCGCTCAGGAGCAGTTCTAGGAATTTCCTGTCCAATTTTAGCAGGCTGATCAGTGTCGTCGGCAAATGGTTCAAGATAAACATACTTGACACCTGATGAATCATCTTTTACATCTTTGATCAAATTTTTAATGTCAGGATTTGATTTGTATGCGTCTAACAAATTTTCAAGATTGAACTGACTTTCACCAGTTTTTTGAACCAGATTGATCAAACTATCAACTCTGATTCTTGGTTGGATGTGAGTGTCATGTGCTCGATTGCGTAAAAACTCGAGCGTGGTCAGCAGGTTTGCGTCACCACGCCCATCGGCTTCATCTTCGAGAACTTCGTCGAGGTACTCGTCTAGGCTCTCGACAATGACTTCTCTAATACGCATTAACGCTTCTCTCTGCCTACTGCATTTGGTCCTGCGGCAGCGTCAGTGGCAGCAAAACTATCAGTATCAATATCACTGGTCATATCAGCTGCAGGCATTTGACCTGGCATGGCACCAGGAACTGCTGCAGGAGCTGCACCCATGCCCATTGGGGCTGCAACTTGCTCACCAGCTAATGCTCTGGCTGCATTATCAGCTGTGCCTCTAGCTGTGCTTAATTGCGCAGACATTTCTGCAAGTAATGGTTCAACTGATGCTTTGAACGCATCTGCTTGTTCCATACCAATTTGATCACGGATAGTATCTAACAAAGCAGGCATTTGCTCGTTTTGCATTTTGCTCACTTCTTCCAGCATGTCTTGAATACTATCAACCATGTCTTTGGCAGCAAGAATAGCCTGGCTCTTGCCCATTTCGCTTTCCATGATTAATTGTTGTTTGTTCTCTACCATCCAGCGATGTAGGCCTTCACGTACCATCAAGAGCTCCATGTACTTAGGATTTTTCTCTGCAGCATGAACTCCGTGACTGTGCTTGATTCGTTCAAGGTTTTCTGTGAGTCCTTGAGCCAGCACATAAGCTTTAGGAAAGTTCAAATTGTCATAATCAATCTTGACGCCAAAGCGGCTTTCCATAACTTTGTTGATTTTTTTAGCGGAAGGCTTGACGCCCATTTCTGTTAATCTCATAGTGGTGTATTCCCAAATTTTAAGTATTTAGCCGAAATTAAAGTTTTTTTCAAAATGTTAAGCACTGCTCGGCGCTGCATTCGTGCATCAGTACATCTATTTAATGCTGTTTCAACTCGAAAGTCATTTTTGGCATTTTTTATTGTGTAGTTATAAAACTCTATATCTCGATCCAATCGACCCAATTGTCTGTCCAGTTCCAACAATTCTGCAGCAGCAGCATAATTTTTCATTAATTTTATACAGTACAGTATGGCATTGGACTTAGAAACAAAATCGTGTAACACGCGACCATCTTGTTGTTCCACACGCCAACAGGTGCTATTTTTACTTTGTATTCGGTAAGGGCCAATTAAAAACCCGTAGTTTCCAACAGGAATAACTACGGGTTCATTTAGATAGGTTTTGAGTTGTTTATCTGTCCATTCTTTGATGTATTTTGTGCCTACAGTTGCAAACAGTTCTTGTGCCTGGTCTAGTTCATATTTTTTGTTTGTAGAAAACTTTGCCATCTTCATTTTTTCTAAATAAAACATCCTTGTTTACCAAATGATTTGCCACAATCAATTGTCTTGGTGATAAATCTTCTCTAGCTATTCGCTTACCACCGTCAAATTGCCCTAATACATCTGCTTCTTCGTTATTAATTGGTAATCTTATTTTATTTACAAGTTCTACAATCTTCATTTTTATTTTAGAATAAGTTGTACAATGACCATGATTAGACCAGTCAGCATGGCTACACCAAATGCTGTGCCAACAGTGATCAACTGCCCGCTACTTTTGTTTGTAGCTTCTGCTGCTGATTCTGATATCTTCGTGCGTATGATTATGATGTGTTCTTCCATCGTGGTCATGCGCTGTTCCAGTTTGTCTAGTTTGTCTTCCAATG